ACCTCTATAAGACCCAGTTCGCTCCGTCGAACCTCGGCCTTATCGAGTCGTTCCAGCAGACCAAGGAAATCTACGGCGCGAACGTGCTTAACACGGCGACGACGTACAACGCCTCGGTCGGTGGTGACGGTGTGGCTCTGGTGTCGGCCTCCCATCCGATTGATGGCGGCACGATCTCCAACTACACGACCAACGAACTGAACGAGTCGACGTTGCTTAACGCGATGATCGCCGTTCGTAGCAACTTCAAGGATCAGGCTGGCCTGAAGGTCTTCGCGCGTGCGCGTAAGCTCATCGTGCCGACCGCCCTTGAGCCGGTGGCGATCCGTCTGACGAAGACGGAACTGCGTCCGGGAACCGCCGACAACGATGTGAATGCGATCATGATGACCTCGGGCGGCCTGCCTGAGTCCTACATGGTCTCGGACTTCCTCACGTCCTCGTCCGCGTGGTTCCTTCTCACGAACATCGACGGCCTGTCGTACATGCAGCGCGTCAAGTTCGAGACCGATATGCAGGTCGATTTTGTGACCGATAACCTTCTGGTTAAGGGTTACGAGCGGTACTCGTTCGGTTACTACAACTGGCGTTCCATCTACGGCGCGTTCCCGTCGTAAAGCCAACAGGGCGGGGGCTACGGCTCCCGCCTTTTATCTAGGCTAACCGATTGCGTTGACCGGCCTAGCGGACGCTGCACAGACAACGCAATCACATCGTGCAGGAGGGCCTTATGGGCGCTACTACGTTTACTGGTCCGATCAAGGCCGGTAACATCCTGAACACGAGCGGCACCACCCTCGGCTCTGACGTTACCAACGTCGGCTATGTGGTGATGGCTCAGTCTTCGGCTGTTACGCAGGCTTCTGGGGCGACCTCAATTGTGATCCCCGCAAACAGCCAAATTCTCTCCATCGATGTCATGGTCACGACCGCTTGGACGGGCGCGGCTACGACGTTTGGTGTTGGAACGACGGTTTCCGCTACGTTCCTTACGGCTGCTGGCGCGCTTGATGGCGCCGCTATCGGCCCGCTGGCGGCTTCTCCGGGCACCGACGCTACCCGCGCCGGAAACTGGATCGACGTTGGCACTACGGATCGCAAGATCGCGGTGACTTCGACCAACACGGGTTCTGGCGTTGGCGTGATCACTGTTACCTATGTTCAGGCTCGCAACCTGACGGCGTAAATCACTAGGAGGTTACTATGAAGGGTCGTAAAACTCGCGCTTCTGGTGGTGTTAACGCCGCCGCTGAAGACCTGAAGACGAAGAATCAGCGTTACACCTATCAGTCGAAGGTGAACGACGAGGCTGAAGAGCGTAAGCGCGGCGGCAAGGCCGTTGGCAAGATGAAGGGCATGGCCGCCAAGATGCACGCTGGCCGCAAGCCGCGTAATTCTGGTGGTCGTGCGCTTGCTGGCAACGACTGGTCGGCTGCTCAGAAAAGCACGCCGGCTCCGGGTCGCAATGTCAGCGGCAGCATCGACTAAAATAAAGGTGGGGGCCAAGCGCCCCCACTCTTCTCTTGGAGGCGACAATGGCCCGTAGCCCGGCATGGCAGCGTTCTGAAGGTAAGAACCCTGAAGGCGGCTTAAACGCAAAGGGGCGCGCGTCCGCCCGTGCGGAAGGTCATAATCTCAAGCCTCCCGTTTCCCGAGAACAAGCTCAGAAATCTGACGCTGATGCCTCCCGGCGCAAATCTTTTTGCGAGCGGATGACTGGCATGAAGCGTAAACTGACGGGTTCCGCCAAGGCGGCTGACCCGGATAGCCGAATCAACAAAGCTCTCCGTAAGTGGGATTGCTGATATGGCGTCTAAGCCGCAAAACTCTGGTCTTTGGGGCCGAGCAAAAGCTGCGGCACGCGCCAAGTTTGACGTCTACCCGTCTGCTTATGCCAATGCTTGGGCTTCCAAGTGGTACAAGGAGCATGGCGGTAAGTGGTCTGGGGACGATAACCGGGTAAACAAAGCCTCTGGTGGCGGCCTTGGAAAATGGTTCGCTGAAGACTGGCGCGATGTGAAAACCGGCAAAGAATGTGGTAGGATTCCCGGTGAAAAAGGCAAAAGGCCATACCCGGCTTGTCGCCCTGCCGCCGCGGCTGGTTCGATGACGAGTTCGCAAAAGGCCACTATGGCTAAGAAAAAGACTGGCCCTGCTAGGAAGTCTTGGCCTGTTTCGCCCTCTGGCGCGAAGAAGGAAAGTTAAGATGCAGTATAAAACTGTTTCTCTCACCGACGAAGGGCGCAGCGCGGTTGTCGTAGTCGATGATTTTCAGACGCCGTTCAATCTCGGTCTGGCGGCTAAAATTACTGCGGGAACCCCGACGTTCAGCATCCAGTATTCGCTGGATGACCCGAATGCGCCGGGCTATAGCGTTGGCTCTGCACTGTGGTTCAGCATCACTGGTCTGTCTGGTGTGAGTGCCAATACGTCTGTCGGCATGACGATTCCGTGCCGCGCCATCTGCATCTATATGGCGACCGGCCAAACGGGGACCGTCGAGCTTAAAGTCGTTCAGGCTGGTCCGGCGTGATAGGAGAGCCGGATGGCAACCAGCGGGACATACACGTTTAATCCGTCTCTAGGTGAGTTGACGCTCTATGCGTACAACCTCGCTGGTCTGCGTAACACGTCTCTTCTTCAAGAGCATTTTGAGGCCGCCAGAATGGCGACGAACCTCATGCTCGCTAACTGGAGCAACCGTGGCGTCAATCTTTGGGCTGTTGATCTGATTACGGAGCCGCTGGTTCAGGGTCAGGCAACGTATAGCGTTGACCCAAACACGGTCGTCATCCTCGACGCATATATGCGGATTGATGATGGGGTGAATAACCCGATTGACCGCATTATTCTCCCAATCTCCCGCACGGAATATGCTTCTTATCCCAATAAGGAGCAGCAGGGCTTTACGACTACCTTCTGGTTTGATCGTCTACTGAACCCGAATGTGACCCTGTGGCCTGTCCCAGACGGCAATAGCGCGCAGTATCTCAAGTATTACCGCGTGCGCCAAATACAGGACGCCAATCTTCAGGGCGCAGAGAACGTTGAGATTCCTTATCTGTGGCTTGAGGCGTTTGCCTATGGGCTTGCCATGCGTCTTGCTCAGATTTGGAATCCGTCTTTTGTGCAGATTCTTAAGCCTCTTTCGGATGAGGCTTATGATATTGCTTCGCGTCAGAACGTTGAAACCGCGCAGCAGTATATCTCTCCGATGATTTCTGGATATTACCGATAAGGGGGCGTCATGGCATATGCGTCCCGAGCCGGAAGAGCCAGAACAAGCTCAAAAAACCCTCAAGCGCATGCAATATGCGACAGGTGCGGGTTTAGGTACAATCACGTTGACCTTCAGTGGCAATTTGATTGGGCCGGCGCTTCTCTAATCAACAAGCGTATTTTGGTCTGCGACACCTGTAATGACGTGCCGCAAGAGCAGTTGCGCGCAATTATTGTTCCGGCTGATCCTGTGCCGATCCTGAACCCGCGTATTCAGGATTTTGTCACTGCTGAAACAAATACTCGCGCTACATCCGGGCAAAATACTGTTGATCCGCGTACTGGCATCCCAGTCGTGAACGGCGATACCCGCACCACGCAGAACAACAAGGTTCGCGTGACGCAGCAAACTGGCGAGCCTCCGGGCGGCCTCAATCAAGAACCCGGCACCGATCCGACTGTACCGGCCAGCCTTGGTGGCAATGACCCCGGCTTGCCGTATAATGACGACGTGGTGCCAAAGACGGGGCCGTTGTATGGCGACTAACATTCAGATTCCTAACCTCCCGGCTGTTATTTCGCTCAACGGCACCGAGCAGATGGAGGTCGTGCAGGCGGGTGTCTCTCGTCGCGCTACGACGCAGCAGATTGCGGATTTGCAGGGCGTCGGTCCCACGGGGCCGACTGGCGCTGGTCCCACTGGCCCGACTGGCGCTATTGGCGCGACCGGCCCTACGGGGGCGACTGGTCCAACTGGTGCGGCTGGCAATTCGACCAGCCTGTTCTTGTATCAAGCTAATGCCATCGCTACTGCTGGCTATCCCGGCGACGGTTATGTTCTTTGGAACAATGCCACCCAGACCTCTGCCACTCAAATTAACGTCAGTCATCTAACGGACAACGGCATCGACGTTGAGATTTTCCTTGGCCTTCTTTCGATTGGCGAAAGGATCATTATCCAAGATCAGTCTCAAAGCGCTAATTTCCAAACTTTTACAATTACTGGAACGCCCACGGCAGTTAATCCGGGCACCGCTACGTCTTATTTCACATTCCCAGTTTCACTGGTTACTTCTGGTGGCACTGGCACTACCGGATTCTCGGATGGGCAGCCTCTGTTTTTGGCGCTTGTTGTTGGTCAGGCAGGCCCGACCGGCCCGACTGGTGCAACAGGCCCGAGCGGCACTGGCCCAACAGGCCCTACGGGCGCGACTGGCGCGGCTTCTACGGTGCCCGGTCCTACTGGCCCGACTGGAGATACTGGGCCTACAGGCCCTACCGGAGCGGCTTCTACGGTGGCTGGGCCTACTGGCCCGACCGGCCCGACCGGCGCTACTGGCGTTTCTGGGCCTACTGGACCTACAGGTTCCGTAGGTTCCGTTGGCCCAACCGGCCCGACCGGCGCTACGGGCGGCACCGGCTCTTCCGGCCCCACTGGTCCTACCGGGTCTGGCCCTACTGGACCAACCGGAAGCTCTGGAACAATCGGCCCGACCGGGCCTACTGGCGCAATTGGTCCGACTGGTCCCGGCGGTGCGCTGGCAAGCTATGGCTCGTTCTTCAGCGACGTAGACCAGACGACGACGATTAATACGCCGACGCCTATGACGCTGAACAACACGGCGGGCGCGACGAATATTTCTATCGTTTCCGGCTCGCGCATTACGTTCGCGGCTGGCGGCACGTTTGATATTCAGTTCTCTGCCCAGTTCCATAACACTGGCGGCGGTGGTCCCGGCCAGACAGTCAACATTTGGTTCAGAAAGAACGGGGTGGACATCCCAAGTTCTGACACCAGACTGACGGTCCCCAGCAACGCCCCATATGTCGTAGCGGCTTGGGATTACTTGGATACGTTCACTGCCGGGGATTATGTCGAGCTTATCTGGATGACAGATAACGCCAACATCATTCTTGAGCATGAGCCTGCGGGCGTATCTAACCCGGCTGTTCCGTCGCTAATCGTTAGCGTCATGCAGGTCATGTACCTGCAAGTTGGCCCGACCGGCCCGACCGGCGCTGGCCCGACTGGCCCGACAGGCCCTACAGGTACGGCTGGTGCGGCAGGCCCGACCGGCCCAACGGGAACTGCGGGCGCTAATGGTCCGACTGGTCCTACGGGTGACATTGGCCCGACCGGCCCCACCGGCACCGCTGGCGTTAACGGCCCTACCGGCCCGACTGGCGCAACGGGTGCGATTGGCCCCACGGGCGCTAACGGCCCCACTGGTCCCACCGGAGATGCTGGTGCGGTTGGACCTACTGGTCCTACCGGAGCTACGGGTTCTTCTGGCCCTACTGGCGTTGCTGGCCCCACCGGCCCCACGGGTGATGCTGGCGTTGCTGGTCCAACCGGACCAACTGGTGTTGCTGGCCCTACTGGCCCGACTGGCGCTAATGGAACAGCCGGTCCTACCGGCCCGACCGGCCCAACTGGCGTGGCGTCTTACACCCGTACTTCGTTCACTGCCACAGGCGGTCAGACGACGTTCTCTGTCACGTACACGGTTGGTTACGTGCAAGTGTACGTCAACGGCGTGTTCCTGAACGGTTCAGACTACACGGCCTCTACGGGAACGGATGTTGTGCTGGCTACGGCTTGCACTGCTGGCGACATCGTGGAATTTGTCGCGATCTCCGTGAACACGTTTGGCGCGGGACCGATTGGCCCGACTGGCCCGACCGGTGCCACAGGTCCGACAGGCTTCTCGCCGCTGGTCGCGAATGACGCGATTATTCTCAACTACACGACGATCTCGTCCAACTACACGATGCCGACCTCGTATAACGGCATTTCTGTTGGCCCCATCACGGTTGCGAGCGGGGCGACGGTGACGATTTCCTCGGGACAACGCTGGGTGGTGATCTGATGAGTACGATTGCAGCGGGAACCACTGGCACAACTGCTCTGCAAAGCACGGGCGATACGACTGGCAATCTGGTCTTCCAGACTAATGGCACGACCACTGCGCTGACGTTGACTACAACGCAAGCCGCGAACTTTGTCGGTGTAGTGTCTGATGCGGCGGGCAATCTTCGCGCTATCCCTCAGTCTGGTGCCGCTAAGACCGGCAGCTATACGCTGACCACAGGTGATGTGGGTGAATTTATCAACGTCAGTACTGGCGGAAGCATCGTTATTCCTGATGCGGTGTTTTCCACTGGTGACGTGGTGTCCGTGTTTAACAACACGTCTGGCAGCATCACGATCACCTGTACGATCACCACGGCCTACATTGGCGGCACGGATGCTGACAAGGCGACCGTTTCTCTCGCTACCAGAGGCATCTGCACCATTCTGTTTATCTCCGGCACGGTCTGCGTAATTACAGGGAATGTCTCGTGAGCGGCATCCACCTTGCTCTTCTTGGTAGTGCATTTGGCAGCTCTAATCCGCCGCCAACAGTAGAATATCTTGTTGTTGCTGGTGGTGGAGGCGGTGGTGAGGGGGACAACAATAATGGCGGCGCTGGCGGTGGTGGTGCAGGGGGCTACAGAACAGCATCTGGTCTTGCCGTAGCTGGCGGTGTTTCTTACACAGTCACAGTTGGCGCAGGCGGAAGCAGCGGTTCTGCCGGTTCAGGTTCTGTTTTTAGCACTATTACCTCCACGGGAGGCGGCAGAGGGGCACCTACTGGGCTTACCGGGGGAACTGGTGGCTCGGGCGGCGGCGGCTCGGGTCGTTTATCTGCTGCCGGTGGTACTGGAAACAGTGGCGGATATTCCCCTGCTGAAGGATCAAATGGCGGTGCTGGCGGCACTACGGGTGGCAGCGGCACTACAGATAATGGCGGCGGCGGTGGCGGTGGTGGCCGATCAAGCAATGGCGCTGCTGCAACGGGTGGTGTTGGCGCGGGTGGCGGCGGCAGCATATCAAGCTCTATTTCTGGTTCCTCTGTTTCTTACGCTGGCGGTGGCGGCGGCGGTGGTGGATCATCTAGCGCTGGAGGAACCGGCGGTGGTGGCGGTGCTGGGGACGGAGGCTCTGGAACAGCAACTAGAACCGGAACTAGCGCAACTGCCAACACGGGGTCTGGCGGCGGCGGCGGCGCGGCAGGAGGCGGCGTTGGTAATGCCGGAGGCAGTGGTGGGTCTGGCGTAGTTATCGTCCGCTATTCAGACGTTTATAGCCCTGCTTTATCCACTACTGGTTCTCCAAGCATCACCGTATCTGGTGGCTTCCGCATATATCGTTGGACCGGCAGCGGTTCGATCACGTTCTAGGAGTGAGAAATGCCAGTCACGATAGTTGGCAGCAACACACCGACCGCCGGCGGCGTTGGCTATGGCGACGGGGCAAATGTGGCGTTTACCGGAGCGGGCACATCTGGTCAGGTGCTTGTGTCTAATGGCTCTAGCGCGCCCGGATTTTCGTCTACGATCTCCGGCGCTACTCTTTCTAGCGCTACAATTTCAAGCCCCACGATTACCAATCCTACTGTTAGCGCTTATACGGAAACGGTGGTCGCGCTTGGCACGGTGACGACATCGGCGACCATTGCGATCTCCGCTGGCACGGTCATCACAGCTACCTTGACTGCCTCGACCGCTTGCACGTTCACAATGCCGACTGCCACTGCGGGTAAGTCGTTCGTGTTGCTGCTCAAGCAAGCCGCCAGCACCGGAAATGGTACAGCTACATTTACTGGGGTAAAATGGCCTACAGCAGGCGCGCCAACAATCACTGCAACTGCCGGAAAAATGGACATTTTGACGTTCATCTCTGATGGCACAAATTGGTATGGCACTTACGTTCAGGGGTACACACCGTAATGTTCGCCGCCAAAAACTTGCAGTTTTCATCTTCTGGTGGAGGAACGCCAACCAGCATTGATCTTTTGGTCGTTGCGGGTGGTGGTGCTGGCCCAATTGCGCCTTTCTCCACTGCGGGTACTGGAGGCGGTGGCGCTGGAGGGTATCGCTCATTTACGGGCGTATCTGTCGTAGCTGGCTCCCCATATACAATTACGATTGGCGCTGGCGGAGCTTCTGGCGGGGGGTCTGCGCCAAACTATCAAGGAAATGCGGGCAGCAATTCTAGCGGGTTCACTTACACCTCTACCGGCGGCGGCGGCGGCGCAGGATATATTGGCGCTAATGGCGGCTCTGGCGGTGGTGGCGGTCAAGCC